CAAAGACTTTATGGTGAAGGTCTTACTCCTCCAAGTCAAGCACAACTTAATCAGATTTCTGGTCAAGTTCTTAATCTTGGAAAAAATATTGCTTCAAGTATGGGTATTGCCCAGTCTGAGACCGTTAAAGTTGCAGCTAATTTTGCTGCTATGGGTATTCAAGGACAAAATCTTCTTAATATAACTACTCAAACACAAAGACTTTCAAAGCTAGGTGCTATTGATGCTACACAAGCAACTGCAGCAATTGTATCTTTGCAAAATGTTTATAAAGTAAGTACACAAGATTTAGGTAATGCTGTTAACTTCTTGTCATCTATGCAGAAACAAACAACAATGTCTCTTTCTGATATGACAGATGCTATTCCACGTGTTGGTCCAATTATGGCACAATTAGGTGGAACATATAAAGATACTGCTGTTATGTTGCTTGCTATGAAAGAAGCAGGTGTTCCAGCAGTACAAGCTGCTAACGCATTGAAATCTGCTATGGCATCTATTATTGCCCCTACATCTGCAGCAACAAAAGAATTTGCATCATTTGGAATCAATCTTGCAACAATTAAAAATGCAGGAACACCAGTACAAATGATTGAAGCTTTACAGTCAAGTCTTGTTAAACTTGCACCGTTGGCAAGAGAACAACTTATTGAAAAATTATTTGGTAAATTTCAATTTGCTCGTGTTTCAGCACTTCTTGATAATTTTGGAAGAGTAGGATCTCAAACACAAAATGCTTTGAAAGTTGCTGGTGCTACAAATGCACAACTTGCAACTTTAGCAGGTCAAGAAATGGCTCAAGCCACACAGTCTACAACTGCTAAGTGGCAAAGAGCTATTGAAACATTAAAAGCAGATTTATATCCAATCGGTCAAAAGATTCTTGAAGTCGGAACAAAAATTATTGATTTTGGTCAAAAGATTGCTGATTTCTTTAATCGTCTTCCAGGTCCAATTAAATCTGGACTTGGAATTCTTCTCACCCTTGGAGTACTTTCTGGTCCAATTATTATGATAACTGGTTTGCTTGCAAACTTAATGGGGCAGGGCATGAAAGTAGGCTATAGCCTACTAGGAATTATTGATGGAACTAAAAAGTGGAAAGATTTGATGACTCCAACATCTATTGCAGCAAAAACTGCAACTGATGTATTTAATGAAGGCATAATGACAAATGTTGAGTCAATTGATCAACTTAATGCAGCACTTGTAATAATGATAGATAATATTGCTAAAATTAATATGGGTCAAATGACTAGTGCTGGCGGGGTGCTAGGTTCAGTTGAAAAAGCAGCAGCAGCAGAATTAGCAAGTGGTCAATTGTTGCTACCAGAAATGGCAACAGGTGGATTTGTTCCAGGAAATCCTTCAGATGGCGATGCTTATCCTGCAATGTTAATGGGCGGGGAAGCAGTAATCCCTACAAAACAAGCTCAAGCACATGCTCCTCTTATTAGTGCATTGATATCTGGAAAATTACCACACTTAGAATCAGGTACAGTAAGATTTGAAGGTTCTTCAGAAGCCGATATTGCAAGAAAAGCAGAAGTAACTTCATTCCCAGGAACAATTAGAAAAAAAATTAATTCTTCATATTGGATCGGAAAGTCTGATGAACAAAAAATTATTGAAGATGAGCTATCAGCAGCTGGAATAGGTTCAGGTAGTAATGTAGGAAAAAATGCTTTAAGAACTGAATCTGCTCATACCTCACATAGATTAATAACTCGTTATTCCCCAGTATTGAATAAACCATATTCTATAAAAGATTCATCTAATCCTGCTGAAGCACAAGCTGAATGGGGTGCAATCAATGGTTATGGTGGGTCAATATCTCAACACCCTGGCGTAACTAATTCTTTCATGAATAATCCAGAAGCAATGGCTAAGACTGCAAAAGAGCTAGGAATTTCTGTTGATGATCTTAAAAAAGAAATTGATTCTATGCGTGAAAATTTTGTTGCTGATAATAAAACTCATGCAACAATCATTAAAAATATTGCTGAAGAAGATAAGATAACTGAATCATATATAACAAAAATTAATAAAAAAGTTTTAGCAAGTAGATTAAATAGTGGTTATTATGATAATGCTATTCCAACATCTACTGCTAATCCAGAAGTTGCTAAAAAGCAACACGAAATTGGAGCAAAAAGGTATGGCTATGCTCTGGATATGAATGCAATTCTCAATAATCCTGAACTTCAAACTGCAGAAAATATAGCAGCATTAAAAAATACAGCATCTGCAAGTGGAATGAAGATAACTCCAGGAAGTAGACTTGATGAGCTTGTAAAGTCTGGTGCAGCAGCTGGAAAAGCCGTAGATACTGGTGCAAGAAGCAAAAGTGGTGTAGATGCAAATTCTCCTTCTAAAAAGGGAGTTAAAACAGGTGAAGATTATGTGGCAGGACTTAAAGAAGGCGTTACAGTAGCTGCTCCATCTTTATTGACAGAAGGAAAACAAGTTGCTTCAACAATGCATGATGGTGTTGATGAAGGACTGAATGGCTCTGCTGGAACTTCAAGAATTCAAGGAATATTTAACAAGGCATTTGGAGCTAACTCTAAAGTTGGCGGTATGATGTCTAGATTCTCTAGCATGGGAATGATGGGTAAGATGGGCGTTGGTATGGGGTTGGGAGCTGTTACTCAAATGGCTTCACCTATGATTAATAAACTTCCAGGCGGTGGATTAATTTCTGAAGCTATGACAGGTGCATCAATGGGCGCAGGATTCGGACCTTGGGGTATGGCAGCAGGAGCTGCATTTAGTTTAGTTTCAGCAGGCATTAAAGGTCTTATGGCACAAGAAAAGCTTCATAAACAAGAAGCTCAAGCTGATTTTCAATCATCTGCTGATGCAGTTCAGATTATGGGTGGACAAGTAGCAGATACTTCTCATATTATGAGTGTTTGGAATGATACTGTTATAAAAGTAAAAGATAAAGCAATAGCTCCTCTTGCACAAGGAATTGTTTATACAAATGATCAATTAAAATCATTTACTAATTTATTAAAAACTTTGCCTTCAAATAATCCTTTATCACTTGTTATGAAACAAATTAGTGGAATGAGTCAGGGGGATGCTGCAAAAATAGCTGAGGATTTTGCTAAAACTCAAATGGCTATAAATGGAATAAGCAAATCTCAAGCAGATTCCTTAGTTCAGATGATGTTAACTATGTCAGGACACAATGCTGTGGGTGCTGGAGTTTCTGTATCAGACCAGTTATCTGCAATTAAATCAACACTTTCTTCTTTAAAACCTGACACAAAACAATTTTCTGATTTTGTCGGTCAAATATCTAATTTAGCAGTAAATACAACTTCATGGACTACATATAAAACAGTAATTGATGCAATTGGAACTTCTGCTCAAACATCAAAGAATTTTGTTGATGGACTAATTCAATCTTTGATCGCCTCTGGGGATTATCAAGGTGCAAATAATATTGGAGCATTGAGTGGTCAGGGATTTTCATCAAGACAGATGCTAGATTTGCTTGCAGCACAAAATGCTGGGGTTAATGTTGATACTACAGGACAAAAAACTTCTGGCTATGCAGCTTTAGATATTGCAGATAAAGGAAATACTGTAGGAAAACAAACATTAGCTCTTGAAGCACAAATACAAGAAGCATTAAAGAAAAAAACAGAAATTCAAAATGCAACAACAAATGCACAACAAAAAGCAACAGCAGCAGCTACTGCAAATACAACTGCTCTTTCTGCACAACAAAAATTACTTGATGCTCAACTTAAGTCTTTGCAAGATTTGCAAAAACAGCAAAGTCAAAATACTTCTTATGCAACAACAAAAGAAGATTTAAAAAATCAAATTATAATGGCACAAGCAACAGGAGATAATCTTAAAGCACAACTATTGCAACAACAACTTCTGAGCACTACTAGTGACTATAATCTTCAGTCTAAAATTGATGTTAAACAAAAAGCAGTAGATGCAAATACATTATTGTTAGATGCAGCAAATGCTACAAAAAATGCGGTCCTAGCTGGATCAAGCAGTGTGGTTTCAGCAATTAATAATTTACCTACAGCAAGCCAAATAGCAGCTGCTGTAAAAGGTGATGTAAAAGTTAATGCTGGAAATACAAAATCTACAGCAGTTTCAATGGGAGACTTAACCAGTATTTATGCAGCAAATCCAAGTTTAAAGCCAATGCCAGGAGAGGCAGGGGTTGACCCTTCTAAATGGAATAATTTATCACTTGGAGTATCTGGACTCTCATCTAGAAATGCAATTAAAAACCTTGCACAAGATAGAAATATAAAACCAGGTCAGTATTTCTCTATAGATCATGATAATTTGAGATATACATTTTTTGAAAAGCCTGATGGAAATATTGAAATGATTGGCAAGCCAGTAAGTACTTTAGTAGGTAAGGGAGGCTCTGGAGGTCAATCAGATGGAACTTACAAATATGCCAAAGGCGGAGTAGCAAGAACTAATTCTTCAATAACTTATCATAAACAACATATGAATCGTCAAGCCCGTCACTTTGATACAGGTGGACATATTACAGGTCCAGGAACTGCAACATCTGATTCAATTCCCGCTTATCTTTCAAATGGTGAATATGTAATTAAAGCAAGTTCAGTTGCACATTACGGCAAAGGAACATTTGATGCTCTTAATGCTGTGAGATTGGCTAAGGGCGGAGTAGCTAGAACTAACTCATCTATTACCTTTCATAAACAACATATGAATAGACAAGCAAGACACTTTGCAGTTGGAGGATATGTTCCTTCTGCAGTATCAGGTTTGATGTCTCTGTCACACCCATCATTCGCGTCTGGTGGATTTGTTCATGCACCAATATCTGCAAATAATGGTAATATAGTATATAATATAAATGTGACTGCTCCAGGCAGCAATGCAAATGAAATCGCAAAGGTAGTTATGGATACTCTTAAGCAAGCAGAACAAAGAATGGCTATGAGTGGAAGAAAGACTAGGGTGGGTCAATAATGTCAAGTTTAATTAATGCTGGCTTTGAAGTATCCCTAGATAATACTACTTGGTATTATATTACAGATGATAACCGTCAACCAATAAAGATTGCTTATGAAGTTATTGAAAAAACTAGTCGTATGGCTGATGGAACATTAAGAAGATACGTTGTTGCTAGAAAACATAAGATTACCGCCTCATGGCAGAATACTTGGAGTAGTACCGCCAATACTTCTGATGGTAATAAAGGCGGGGCTTGGTTGAAGTCCTTTTATGAAGCTAATGCATTCGTACCTATCTATGTTAGATTAACCGTTGCTTCAGTAAATACACAAAATATATCTACAACATCTGGATTTACTCCTACAGAAGTTGTTGCAAGTCCATATGTATATACAAATACAGATACATATGTGCCATCATTTTCTGCAAATCAATCAGGAAATATGACTTATTATGGTTTTATAACTAATTTTGATTATGAGGTTTCTAAACGTAACATTAAATATGATTTCGTTAATATCAATATAGAATTTACGGAGATCTGATGCTAGGTTCATCCACAATACAGCAATACTTTGCTTCAGGTAAATCACACTATATATCCCCTCAAGTTGCTTTTGAGTGGAACTATAATTTATTTTATGCTCCATATTTGACAACAAATGGATCACCTACAAAAATTTCTATATCAGATAGTTGGTCAAGTACAAACAATACAATAACTACTGTTCCAAGTGGAAGATCTACTACAGTATTTCTAAATGATACGGGTCAAACGACCAGATCTTGTATATCTATAAACACAACTAATAATTCAAGTTTTGCGGGATTTGGTGATGCATCAATTACTTTAAGTGAAATATCATCTACCACTAATGCTTATAAAGTAACATTCTTTGCAAAAGTAGATAGAGATGCACAAGTCAATCTATCAGCTTTGGCATACATTGATTCTCATAGAGCACACTCATCTTCTCAAATAATAGATAGTATCCAGTGGACAAAGTTTGAAATTTACTTAAGCTCCCAACCATTAGGCACAGCGTATTCTTCACCAACTATTTCATTGCATCATAATTCATTAGATGGAGCTACAACATATGGAGTTTTAATTGATCAACTTGAAGTTCATCTAACAAGTGATTTTGAGTATAAATATGGCAACCTGTGGAGTACAGCTGCACCATTTAATGCATTTAGACCAGGAGAAAGTTTTGTTCCTTCAGGTAATTCTTTATGTCAATTGCCTTCAAATTTTAGAAAAATTAATACAGATTTAAGTATTTCTACGGGATCTCAAGTAAGTAATTATAAGTGGAATTCACAAACTATGCCAGTAAGTCCTGTTGTTTACCACCCTACCCTTCTTGGAACCAATGCTCCAAACTTTAATCCTATTTATAAAAATGGATCATTATCAGAATGGTCACAATATAAATATTTTGTTGCAGATTCATCAATACCAACAATTTCTGCTGTGTACGATCAGCTTTTGAATGTAAACAAAATTGTAATTAAATTTAACACTGTGTATTCTGTACCATCATCATTTACAGTTACTTTGGGCGGTTTCACAAATACTGCTTCTGGTAGTAATACAACAGTATACTCTTATAGCACTACTTTAATAAATTCAGATATAGATAGTTCAGGAACATGCATCTTGTACTACAACTCAGCTGGTGGATGGTTGACAGGAACCAATCCTAGCGGTCCTTGGACTGGAACAGCAGATACCACTTCTGTGCCAGGAACTCCATCTTTTGATTATCAGGGAAATATAAAATTTGGAGGAGCTAAGGGCGGAACTGTAAATGCAACAGTTCAAATAAACTCTATACAAGTTACACAAAATTCTTCAACAGTAAATAGTGCCTATTCATCTTATACTTCTGTAGATGAAAATTTGACAGGCACAGGTTCTAAGGTTGATAAGACATCAGAATTTCAAAGAATGCAAATTGTTGAGATATCCCCTAGACTTGAAGTTGATGTATCTTATTACACAATGTCTGTTCAAACAGATGCGGAATTAGATAATCAACAAAACCCATTGCCAATATCTCAAATATCTTCTAATATGGCTACAATAACATTAAGTAGCATACCTTTGAATGTAAGCAATACCATTGTAAGTTTATTTTCAAACAATTCAACAAATTCAGTATTAAAGGGTTTGTTTAAAAACTATGTGAAATGTTATGTCGGATATAGAATCCTAGATTCAGTTACAGGATCTTCCAGCTCAGATAAAGTTATCCCAGGCGGAGTATTCTATGTTGATACATGGGATATAAGCGATGTTGAACAAACTGTTGTTACCGCTTATGATATAACCAAATATTTACAGTTAGTGCAACCAACAGATTATGTTTCACAGTCTGAAGATGGATTTAGATTAATAAGTAATATTTTAGATTTTGCAGGATTTACAGACTATGACTATGATAGTCTTAAAAAGATAACTTCTTCAAAACATACAGATACTTCTGGAATACAAACTACATCTCAGACTCCTATAAGAATAAGATATTTTTATGTAGATGGATCTCAACAAAAAGTTTTTGACGTATTAAGAGAAATACTTGAAGCATATCAAATTGCAGCATATGTTGACTCTTATGGAGTTTTAAAGTTTATAAATATTGATGGAATCTTTGATCCAAGCAATCCTATTAATATGCAACTGCATGATACAACAGGCGGGGTTTCTGTAACAGGAATAAGCGGTACTAATATTAATGATGGTTATGCTAATAGTCTAACTATTGATCCTAATATAGTTATTGATACTTTTACAGAAACAACAAAAACCAAAGTTGGAAAAGCAACCTTAACATATAAGACCCCACAAATTGAAAAGACTATTTCTTCCGACCCTAGACTAGCCAATAGCTCAAATCTTTATGTAGATTTTGCACCAACATTTATGGATTCCACAAATGCTATCTGGGATTCAACTATTGATGATGCTGCGACATATAATACATTAGCATCAACAATGAAACAGTCAGATACATACTTTACTGTGCCTTCTTATGAAGCAACCGCAGCATCAACACAAGATATTAACTTTAGATCATATAGCATAGACCATGACGGTTATGGAATTATTGAAAATGAAATTGTAAGTTTTCAATATAAAGAGTGGGCATTCACTGGGACAGGTGCTGATAATTCTATTTATAATAGATCAATATTGAACTCAGCAGATTTTGCAGCACAGCAAGCAGAGATAAATAATTTGTTTGGAAATAATCCATATACTGCTGCTGCAACAGGAAGAATAACAAATGTAAAAAGAGGTCAGTTTAATACTCCAGTCTCAGATCATATTGTTATGGCTAGCCTAGCAGATATACAAACAAAGTTTAATACAGGGTCATTAACTCCATCTATTATAAATGGAAATATTGCTATAACTCAAAAAGTAGGGGCTTTTGCTTATTTATCTGCAAATGATCCAGGTGTCAGCTCAAGTGTATATAATACATTTTCTACAAAAATTGTGGCGGGTATAAACTCAAATACAAGTAATCCTTCTGGTACAGCTTATGGACTTGTAATGTTTGATTCAACCCAGTCAACAAGTCTTACTGTTTTTATACAAGAAAATATTATAAATGGTGTTCGTCAGTATCAGCTGGGAGTAGGAGTAAATGGTAAAAGCTTTTTATCAGTTCCTTATATAGATGTAACAAATATTATTAATGATCAAATAAAATATCCAAAAGCATCTCCATTTGAAGATTATGCAAAATATATTAATTTGAAATTTGTTAAAGGTAGTGGAAATCCAAATAATGCTTTTGAGGTTTTTATAAATAAAACTCAAGTACCTTTACTAACTCTTTCTGGTTTAACTGCTTCTAGTATTGATACTTCAGGCGGGTTTGGAATGTGTGTAGGTGGATTAAATACTGTTCCTGTAACCATTCAGTTTGGCGAACTTTATGCAACACAAACAGCATTGCTTGATGAAGGTGCTTTATATCACTATCACCTACCTTGGTTTGCTGAAAAGTTGGCAAGTAATAAAAAGATATTTGAAATTAGTTGGATGGCACAATCAACACCAGCGGTATCTGGAATCAATTATTATGATATAAAAGACACTCAGGCACCATCATTTGATGCCTATCCTTTAAAAATACCTTATAAGTGGTATTACTACACTAATGGTGCTGCTCCAACATCAGGAATTCCCCTGCCTTCTATAGATGTTGATGAGAACTCTTTAGCATATTCACCTATATATCACTCTGGATTTAAGAGCAGATTTGCAATAGTGAATGCTTCACCATCAATGGTATGGTTAAGAAAATCTCCAGATACAATTAATAAAATAAATATAGACTTCAGCTTAATTACAGATTCACTTATAACACTAGGTGATGATGTAATTGCAGAACAGGTTTTTGATGTAGCAAATATTAATGAAACTGTTGATATCACAAGTAGCTGGATTCAAGATAAAGATACTGCAATTTCTGTATTAAGAACTATATCAAGAGCACTTGAAAGCTTTTCAAGAAATATAACTGTATCAGTATATGGTAATCCACTTTTTGAAATTGGCGATATTGTTGTAGTAAACTACAAACTCAGAAATATAGTAAATCAAAAATATGTTGTTCAAGGAATTCAACAATCATTTGATACTGGTTTGTCAACTATTCTTACTTTAAATAATATTGGTGATGCAAAAGTTGTATTGCCAAACAAATATAATGCTTCTGGAGCTTTGGGCGGTTCAGTCCTACCTGGCGGAAGTACTGGAGGAGTAAGTGGACCAACAGGTGTATCAACTGGCGGT